ACACCAGATGATAGGGTACGAACACTTACCGCTAGAGAGGGTTATAGGTTTATGGGTGTTAAAGATTCTGATATTGACGTTATGTTAACAACATCACTATCAACTAGAGCACATATTGCGTTAGCGGGTAATTCAATATGTGTTCCAGTAATGGAAGCAATATTTAGTGAGTTTTTTGTTGATTATATTGTAGAAAAAGAACCAGTTTTATCAAACCAATCAAACGAAGAGGTAAATGACTAAAACATTAGTTATTGACGCGAACAACCTTCTAAAAATCGGTATAAATGGTGTTAAAGATTTTTTTAACAAAGGTGAACACGTTGGTGGTACTTGGCATTTTTTAAATACATTAAGAAAGTTTTTAGAAGAAACCAATTACAATAAGGTTATTGTGTTCTGGGATAGTGAAACTGGATCATCACAAAGAAGACTTTTATATCCAAAATACAAATTGAATCGTAAACAAAAAGACGATCAAGACTCTAAGGATCAATCATTTACAAAACAAAAAGAAAGGGTAAAAGAATACCTTGAAGAAATGTTTGTAAGACAATTGGAAATTGAACATTCGGAAGCGGATGATTTGATAGCATATTATTGTCAGATATCCCAGGATGAAGAGAAGACTATATTTTCATCTGATAGAGATTTGACACAATTAATATCTGATAAGGTGAGAATTTATTCACCACAACAAAAAAGATATTATAATAATGGTGATAAGATTAAAATATATGAAGCCGAAATTCCCCACTATAACGTTAAGACCTATAAGATATTAACTGGTGATAGTTCAGATAATATTGATGGTATTTTTTATTTAGGTGAAAAAACATTTCTTAAATTTTTTCCTGAGATACTTGACACAGAAGTAAATTATACCGATATTTTAATAAAGGCCGAAGAATTATTAAAGGAAAAAAAGAATTCCACTTTACAAAACCTTTTAAGTGGAAGAACTAAGGATGGTATATTTGGAAATGAGTTCTTTGTTGTAAATGAGAAATTGGTGGATTTGGATAACCCATTAATTTCAGAGGAGGGGAAAGAATTGGTTAAGTTGTATTATTCCGAAACGTTAGATCCGGACGGTAGAGGACATAGAAACTTAATTAGGATGATGATGGACGACGGATTCTTCAAGTATTTACCCAAAGGTGATGACGCTTGGGTTGGGTTTTTAAAACCATTTTTAAAGTTATCAAGAAAAGAAAAAACAAATTTTAGAAACAGAACAAAAAAGTAAAAAATGAGAGAGCAAGATGCAACAAAAATAGAATTTTTGTTAACGTGTAACGATAACATTGTCGTACAACGATTTTTTAATGTTAAGGGTTATAATAAAACTGCCCATAAATCAGAAGAGTTTTATGATTATATTAGAATGTTTTGTAATGATTTGCAAAGTAATTTAAAAATACGAACTGTCACATATATGTTGGAGAACAAATATGAGATTGGGGAAAATCCTGACGTGTTAAATACGTCAATAACAGAGGGTGATGAAAATTTTAATTTATTTATTAAGGTGGATAATATGACAATTTGTCATAGAGTCTTTGATGCGAAAGTATACCCACCAAAGGTAAGATATACCGTAGACCTACGCCCAAGGCTAAAAACAATACTTACTGAGTTAACTGACATTTTTTCAGGTAAAAATTTTAATTATATCTATCCACAATTTATCTAATATTAGTAGTATTTATCATTACTAACAGAAAGAAAAACTATGGCGACAAACAAAAACTTTGAATATCTTGGAAACAATTTCCAAATCCAGTTACTTAACCAAATCGTATTAGATAAGGAGTTTTCACATTCAATTGTGGAGGTGATTGAAAACAACTATTTTGAAAACAAATACTTTAAAATCATTATACAAATGATTAAAGAGTATCATAAAAAATATGATCACACACCATCATTTGATACACTAGAACAGGTGGCTAAGTCTGAATTACAACAAGAAACGGCGATTAAAGTTGTTCTTGACACAATTAAGAAAATTAAGAACGCACCAATTGAGGGGGCCGATTTTGTACAAGAAAAAGCGTTGAAATTTTGTAAACAACAAGAGTTACAACGTGTTATGAAACAAGCACAAAAGATTATTGATGGGGGTGAATTTGAAAACTATGATACCCTAGAGGAAATGGTTAGAGAAGCGTTATTGGTTGGGTCAAAAGATACCACTATGATGAACGTCTTTTCAAACCTAGACCAGGTGTTAGATGAAGATTATAGACATCCAATACCAATGGGTATACCAGGTATTGATAGACTATTAAAAGGTGGTTTAGCAAAAGGTGAATTGGGGGTTATCTTGGCACCAACAGGTGTGGGTAAATCAACAATCTTAACAAAAATTGCTAATCATGCGTATAACCTTGGATTTAATGTTTTACAAATCTTTTTTGAGGATAATCCACAGATTATACAACGAAAACACATTACACTTTGGACAAAGATACACCCAGATGAATTATCAGACAAAAAAGATGAGGTAATAGCAAAGGTTAAGGAAATTGAATCAACAATGCCAAACCAATTAATCTTAAAGAAAATACCATCGGATACTGTAACAATGAATCAAATCAAAAACGAGGTTAGAAAATTGATTGCTGACGGAACTAAAATTGATATGATTGTTTTGGACTATATTGACTGTGTATTACCAAACAAAGACCTTGGTAACGAATGGAAAAGTGAGGGATCTGTAATGAGAGCATATGAGGCGATGTGTCACGAATTAAATATTGTGGCCTGGACCGCAACTCAAGGTTCACGGGCCAGCATCGCATCGGAAGTTGTGACAACAGACCAAATGGGTGGTTCAATTAAGAAAGCACAAGTGGGTCACGTCATCATAACCGTCGCAAAGACATTACAACAAAAAGAAATGAAGTTGGCAACAATTGCCATTACTAAATCCAGAATTGGAGATGATGGTGTTGTATTTGAAAATTGTAAATTTGATAATGCTATGATTGAAATTGATACCGAATCAACAACAACATTCCTTGGTATTGAAGAACAAAAAGAAGAACGCCAACGACAAAGAGTTAAGGAGTTATTGGAAAAACGAAAAGAAAGAGAAAATAAAAATAATTAAAATAAAGAATATGGAAAAAATATTAGTAAGTAACCCCAACCGATTTGTGATTTTCCCAATTGAACATAATGACATTTGGGATTATTATAAACAACATCAAGCGGCTTTCTGGACAGCAGAAGAAGTTGATTTGACAAATGACATTAGAGACTGGGAAGGTTTAACGGAAAATGAAAAATATTTCATTAAGAATGTGTTATCATTTTTTGCGGCATCAGACGGTATTGTCAATGAGAATTTAGCCGAAAATTTTTACAGAGAGGTACAATATCCTGAAGCAAAATTCTTTTATGGGTTTCAGTTGGCAATGGAAAATATTCATTCATTAATGTATTCATTGTTGATTGACACGTACATTACAGATCAAAAAGAAAAGGACGAATGTTTTAACGCAATTGATAGATTACCAGCGGTACAAAAAAAGGCAAAATGGGCTTTAGAATGGATTGAAAACGCGTCGTTCGCGGAACGTTTAGTAGCGTTTGCTGCAGTTGAAGGTATATTCTTCTCAGGTTCGTTCTGTTCTATCTTCTGGTTAAAATCTAGGGGTATAATGCAAGGCTTATGTAATGCTAACACATTGATTTTTAAAGATGAAAATCTACATTGTGATTTTGCTATCCATTTGTTGAATAATCACTTAGAAAATAAACCATCAGAAGACCGAATTAAAGAAATACTATTATCGGCACTTGAGATTGAAAAAGAATTTATAACAGAATCATTATCAGTATCGTTAATTGGTATGAACTCAAACTTAATGAAACAATACCTTGAGTTTGTTGTTGATGGATTACTACTTAAATTTGGTTGTAGTAAACATTTTAACGTTGAACAACCGTTTAAATTTATGGAACAAATTGCTCTTGAAACAAAAGGTAATTTCTTTGAATCAAGAACAATGGAATATCAAAAAGCCAAATTAAATGAAACAATAACATTCACGGAGGATTTTTAAAATATAATTTATGTCACTAAAAATAATTAAACGAGATGGGGAGATCGTATCATTTAATCCCCAAAAAATATACAACAGAATTAAAAAATCCGTTAAAGGGCTAAACGTTAATTCTGACGAAATCTTTATTAAAGTAATTACATCTGTACCAACAGAAGGTGAAGTAACAACAAAGGAGTTGGACAAGTTGGTATATGAGATTGCTGCGGCGTATACAGGTAGTCACCACGACTACTCAAGGTTAGCGGCAACGATTGCAATATCATCATATCACAAAGAAACAAACCCTAGTTTTACACAAACAATGTTTGAACTTTATGAAGAAGGTATCATTAATGATATACTAATTGAAACAATTAAAAAGTATGGTGAAGAAAATATTGACGCAATAATTGAACACGAAAACGATTATAACTTTGATTATTTCGCTTGGAGATCACTACAAGAAATGTATTTGTTAAAGAAATCAAACGGTAAAACGATTGAAAGACCTCAACATATGTATATGCGTGTAGCGTTATGGACAACAAATACTCTTGAAGAGGCTGTTGATTATTATAAATCATTATCAAAACAGTTAATCTCCAAGGCAACACCAATTATGATTAATTCTGGAACAAAAGTTCCTCAATTAGCGTCGTGTGTATTACATTATAATAATGCGGATTCAAGACAAGGTCTTTTGGATACATTGACAGATATCTCAACATTTTCATCTGATGCCGCGGGGATTGGATTGGCAATGTCTAATATCCGAAGTAAAGAAAGTAGAATATCAACATCTGGCGGTTATGCTGGTGGTTTATTAAAATACCTTAAAATCGTTAATGAATCGTTAAGATTTTTTAACCAACAAGGTCGTAGACCAGGATCCGCGGCAATTTATTTAGAACCTTGGCATAAAGACATTATTGATTTATTGGAAATTAAGAAAAACACAGGGGCTGAAGAACTAAGAGCCCGTGATTTATTCACCGCACTTTGGATACCAGATAATTTTATGGAAGCGGTTAAGAATAATGGTGATTGGTATCTATTTTGTCCAAGTGACATTATTAAATCTGGTATAAAACCATTACAAGATACTTATGGTGATGAATATGAAACAAACTATAATAAGGCGGTTAGTTTAGGTTTAGGTAAAAAAGTTAAGGCACAAGATATATGGTCAAAAATCATTGAATCACAAGTTGAAACTGGGATTCCTTATTTATGTGCTAAGGACAGTGCTAACAAAAAAACCAATCATCAAAACATTGGGGTTATTAAACAATCTAATTTGTGTGCCGAAATTTTCCAAGTAACCAACGAGGAAACCACAGCGATCTGTACATTATCATCAATGGTTATAAAGAATTTTATACAAGGTGGTAAATTTAACCACGAGTTATTATTCCAAGAAGTTAGAAAGGTTGTGAGATCACTAAATAAAGTAATTGATATAAACAACTACTCAACAGAAAAAGGTAGAAAGGGTGGTCTAGAACAACGAGCAATTGCTATTGGTGTACAAGGACTTGCGGATGTTTTTTATTTAATGGATTATATTTTCACGTCAGAAGAAGCAAAACGACTTAATAAAGAAATATTTGAAACGATATACTATGGTGCGATTTACGAAAGTAATCAACTATGTATTGAGGGTAAATATAAACCATATGACTATTTTGATGGGTCACCGATGTCACAAGGTGTGTTTCAATTTGATATGTGGGGGTTAAATGAGGGTAGTTTATTTTGGGATTGGTCAACATTAAAAGAAAACGTTAATAAATACGGTGTCTGTAACTCACTATTTACTGCTCAGATGCCCGTAGCCTCGTCGGCAAAAATTACCGGTTCATATGAAATGACAGAACCAGCACATTCCGCAATATTTAATAGACGTGTTGGTGGGGGTGAAATTACGATTGTCAACAAGTATTTAATTAATGATTTTGAAAAAATTGGAATATGGTGTGAGGATTTAAAGAATGAAATTATTATGAACGAGGGGTCAATCCAGAACATTAATTTCAATAATTACCTTGATCCAGAAGATAAAAATTATATTAAAAAGGTAAAAAGAATTGAACATCTAATACCAAAATATAAAACAATTTGGGAGATATCACAAAAACAACTTATTGATATGGCAACAGATAGAGCACCTTTTATTGATCAATCACAATCAATGAATATCTATATGGCAGACCCAACACTATCAAAAATCACATCATCACATTTCCATTCTTGGGAAAGTGGTTTAAAAACATTGTGTTATTATGTTAGAACAAAGGCTATCTCAACTGGGGCGAAACATTTGGCTGTAGACATTACAAAAAGAGAAACACCAAAACAGGAACAACCAAAAATAAATTATACAAATATTAATTTACCACCAAAACCCGAAAATTCTGACTTTGAATGTTTTGGATGTTCATCTTAAAATATAAAAAAACCACTAATTAGTGGTTTTTTTTTTGTTACTACTATATTTATATATGTAAATTATAAATAATGAAAAAATTCTTAATAACAGAAGAAGAAAAATCAAGAATTCTTGGTATGCACAAAAGTGCAATTGCTAGAGAATTTTTAGGTGAACAAGCAACTCCAGCAGCACAACCAGCAACTCCAGTAGTCGCGCCGGTAGCCGCAGGAACACAACCAGCGACACAACCTAACCCAACATTGGATCGTTTAAATCAACTTATGGGTACGTCATTACCTAAAAACGCAAGAAACGAAGACGTAATTAATGCGTATAAAACATATTTGGGTACTGATATTAATGGTATGGTTGGTAAAACTATTGTTGTGTTTAAAAACCCCAACATAACAAGTCCTGGTGCTATTGCTTCTGAATATATTATTGGGTCAATATACTTTAATGGTACTAATACAATCTGGGTTTGGAAGACACCAATTAAAACTAACTTTAATGAAAGTGACCAAGAGAATAATTACACCGTTACAGATGGTGTTAACGCAATAAGAAAAGGTGTAAGTTTATTCACATTACAAGGTGGTGCAGTTACAGACTTACAAAACCTTGGTTTAGTAAAACAAAGACTAACACCACTTGTTGGTACTTTTGGTATGGTTGCAAAAGATCAGACACCATACTCAAGTTGGGTAACTAAAGCAAACCCACAAAATACAGACACAAGATTTTTTACTATAACACCATTTATTGCCGGCACTGGTTCACAATTATCATCAACGATTACACCGATTGCTGTAACACCAGCAACACCAACAAAACCACAATAAAAAAAACCCATCTTTTGATGGGTTTTTAATTTTAAGAATCTTTTACAATTATAAAGTCTGAGAATTTGGTTAACTCAATAAAATTATCTGTATTTGAAAACCAAGTTACTTGTTCGTTATCAATATCGGCATTAATAACCATCCAAATATTATACCCCTCTATTAAAAACTTAACTAAGATAACACCATCTTTATCATCAAAGGTAATTTCACCCTCACTCAAAACAACGTTGTTTTTGATGTGTGTGTATGACTTGTTTGTTAAATCAATGTTATATGTACTATTAACTTTTCTGTATTCATAAACTAAACTGTCGTTGTTGATAAGATTAAAAACACTGGTGTCATAACCATATGTGTCAATAACACCGGACACCTCAATTTTAATAACTTGTGAATTAACAGAAGTTGTAAATAACAGACATAAAATAAAAATAATTGCTTTCATAATACTTGGTTTTTAAATTGTTAATACATCAAAGATATATATATTACTAAAACAAACGTAAATTTTAACATTTTTTAACAATTTGTCTTTTATATAAATATTTGAGAATGTTCCAGAACACAACAACATCTTTTTTCTTGATATAAAACAGTCAACCATTATATTTATTAAATATGGCAAATGGTGTAACATATGGGATAAATTTTCCTTTTAGAGATTCTTTTAATGGACGTTATTTAGATTTATCTGACACTACGGATGAAGAAATTAGAACTGATTTGGTGCATTTATTATTATCCAGAAAAGGAACAAGATATTTTTTACCAGACTTTGGTACGAGATTATATGAATATATTTTTGAACCATTAGACGGGCCAACGTTTGCTGATGTTGAATCTGAAATTAGGGACTCTGTTGAAAAATACATACCTGGGATTCAAATTTTAAATATTGAAATTAAAGATGCTTCTGAGGGTGAAGAAAATAAAGGTACATTTATTAATTCACAAGGTGAACGAGAATATACGGTACAAGGTATTGGTGAAAAAGAACATACGGCAAGAATAAAAATAAATTATAGGGTAACAAATCAAGCGTTTGAAAGTACAGATTTTGTTATTATTAATATTTAATAATTATGGCAGAGAAAAAGATTTCATATACGGTTAGGGATTTCCAAACGATTAGAACGGAATTAATAAATTTTACACGAACGTATTATCCGGATTTAATCCAGAATTTTAATGATGCTGGTGTTTTTTCTGTTTTAATGGATTTGAACGCGGCGGTAACCGACAATCTACAATTCCAAATAGATAGAAGTATTCAAGAAACGGTATTACAATACGCACAACAAAAATCATCAATTTATAACATAGCAAGAACATACGGATTAAAAATCCCTGGGCAACGACCTTCTGTGGCGTTAGTTGATTTCTCAATTACAGTACCAGCCTTTGGTGATAAAGAAGATTTGAGATATTGTGGTATATTAAGACGAGGATCACAAGTATCTGGTGCTGGACAACCATTTGAAACTGTTTATGATATTGATTTTGCATCACCATTAAATGGTGAAGGTTCACCAAATAGATTGAAAATACCAAATTTTGATTCAAATGGTAAGATTTTAAATTATACAATAACAAAAAGAGAGGTTGTTGTTAATGGAACAACAAAGGTATTTAAGAGAGTTATTACACCAAATGATGTAAAACCTTATTTTGAATTATTCTTACCAGAAAAAAATGTTTTGGGAATAACAAGTGTTTTATTAAAAGATGGTACACAAT